AGAGAAGTAGCAGAACGAATAGAGAATAGTACTTCTGCAGTAGCTGATTTATTTAACACAGCGTATGTCACACCAATATGATCTCTTCCTAAAAGAAGAAGATCTACCTGACCCCCCTTCTCTCAAACAGTGTAACGGCTGTGGTAAGCATTTACCTGTAGAGGAGTTTGGAGTTTACCAGCCTAAACAGGGCAAAGCCTGGGAAGAAGGTCTACGAAGAGCTTCTTGCAAAGAGTGCCACTCTGAGGGTGAGAAGGTTTGTAGGGATTGGAGAAAGAGAAATCCTCTCCCTCAAGAATTTAAATGCCCTATTTGTAATATGTCTCATGGTGATTTTAAGGCTGCTGGGAGATACCTAAGTAGATCTCCTTTTGCCGTAGACCACTGCCATAAAACGATGACTGTGAGGGGATGGGTATGCAACCCTTGTAACAGTTCGATGGGGTTTATTAAGGATGATATTCAGGCGGTAAGTAATATGCTTGAATTCCTTAAAAAGGACCATAATGCATAGCGGATATACCCATTAGCTAACTACTCCGGAAGTCCTAATTTTGATATAATGTAACTACATATTAGGAGTTATATTATGTTCACTAAAATCTACGATAAAATCATTAAAATACAAAACAGAAGAGCCGCCTACTGGCAGCTACATAACCTAACAGACCAACAACTAAAAGATATTGGTATAAATCGAGGAGATATATTTAGAATAGCCTACAAAGACCAATAGCGTGAAGCATCTAGGCTATCTCTTTATTATATTACTTTTGATGGATTTGTCTGAGGGCGGTAGAGGACTTAGAGTATTATACTATAAGCCTACTTCTACTCCCATACTAGGGTGACTTAGAGTTACTACTATATAGTATATCCCCTCAAGCGACAATTCATTATACCAATAAAACACTACTTAGTCAATAATAAAGTGTTTTTTTAAACAATAATAAAGTGATTGCCTTTTCTATCAATAAATGTTACAATGTATGGATTAGGCATTCTTTTTGGAGTGCTTATGAAAAGTCTTAATCTCTACTACATTAGAGCCGCCATCGAAGCGAAAACAGGCCAACGGCTAGATTTCCCCACTATTAGAAGACTCTTAGTAGAAGAAAAGCTTATTACCAAAAAAGAATTAGATGCCAATCCAATGGCTCATAGATTCAGAGGCTATGGTGCTTACTTCTTCACAGAAGAGAACTCCGTAGACATACCCCCAGAACCCCAACGATTTGTACCAACTTATTATATTGAGGAAGAGTTTGATGAATAAAAAATATGCGAATTGCGGAGCTAGTGTAGCACCTGCAGGAAAGAAAGCCAAAATGTATGGCGGTGGCATGGCTATGAAGAAAAAGAAACCCTCTTACAACATGGGTGGCATGGCTGAGAAAAAGAAGAAAGTAGGAAACGCATCAGGAAACATGGGGATTAAAAACCGTTAGCATCTAATGGGCTTTGGGGGGAGAGATAATGTTAGCGGAACTCGCTGCATGTTCAGCAGCATATTCTACTATCAAGAAAGCGATTTCTCAGGGCAGGGAACTCATAGACGTAGGTCGATCTGTAGGAGCTTTTGTATCTGCAGAGGAAGATTTAAAGGCCAAAGTCGAGAAGAAGAAGAATAGCGTCTTCACTAAAGTATTAGGTAAAGCAGGTGATGACTTCGAAGAGTTTCTCGCCTTGGACAAACTTAAAGAACAGAAGCGAGAATTAGAGTCTCACATGCGGCTTTATGCAAGACCTGGGATGTATGATGATTGGGTTGCCTACCAAGGGCAGATGCGAAAGCAGCGCAAAGAAGCCCTTAGAATAAAGCAGAAGGAAGCCGAAGAGCTTCGAGAAATGCTTACTTGGATATTCATAATTGTAGTCATCTGGGGCGGTATCTGTGGCACAGCTTATTGGTGGTTTTTTACTTAAATGTGGTTCTTAGTTTGGCTTCAATTTATGCATGGCGAGTTTGAGTATTACCATATCGCCACCTTTGGATCTGAAGAAGTATGTCAGGCAGAACTAGCTAAGTCCAAAGTCTTGATCACCAACTCAGCAAGTTCAGTAGAATGTTTTGAGGTCGATAGAAATGGCTAAGAAAAAGAAAATACCTGCAAGTCGAAAGTATGCCAACGGCACTACCTACAAAGACTCTAAAGGAAAAACCCATAAGAGAACCTCTGCTAAAGGAACGAAGCGCGGAGATGCCTACTGCGCCAGAAGTTCAGGACAAAAGCAGACTGAGAAAGTCAAAGTCCGGCGTAAGGCTTGGGGCTGCAGAGGAAAGAAATCAGTGAGGTCATAATGGCAAAAGGTCAAAAACATTATTTTAGAGATGGTACTCTTCATACAGGTGGCTCTCATAAGATGCCTAATGGGGATCTGCACTCAGGTGCAAAGCATGGCAAGACAAGTAAGAAGCTGTTTCACTTTAAAGATCTGAGTGAAACGGCAAAGAAGAAAGCCAAAAAAGCCAAAGCATGAAACTCATCAGTCATGGGTCAAAGCACACCCTCTACGACGATCAAGGCTTTGTATTAATTATTACTAGAACAAAATCTATAGTCTTAAATTTTGTGGAAAAAAATAATGGCAGCAAAGAAGAAAAAGAAAAAAGACGCTTGTCACAGAAAAGTTGAAAGGGTCATGCCTAAAACGTCTGCATACAGGTCAGGGCATATAGTTCGTTGCCGCAAAGTCGGTGCTAAAAATTACAACATCGGCGGTAAGAAAAGTGGCAGCAAGAAAAAAAAGTAGTGGCTCAAGCGATAGCCTAAATAAGTGGTTCAAACGAAACAAGGGCAAGGGATGGGTAAACTGTAAGACAGGTGGCCCTTGTGGACGTAAGTCTAAAAAAAGTGGTGGTAGCTACCCTGCTTGCCGCCCAACGATGGCTCAATGCAAATCTAAAAAAGGCAAAGCCGCCACTAAAAAGAAGACTTCATCCAAAAGAGTCAGTTGGAAAAAGAAAGCATAGTTAAATGATCTTAGGAGCCATACTAGCTTGTATGATGCCATATGACGCTACCACTTGCACAGTTGTTGCTTGGGAAAAGCAGTTGTTCATGGACATAGCTTCTTGCCAACAAGAGATGACTAATTTTGCAGAATATACAGCAAATAATTTTCAGGTACTGGTTCGACCTTACTGTTTCAAATTACCAACTAACTCAATCTAAGGACTTAAAATGGATGAACGACTGTCTCGCGTAGAGGATAAAATTGATAAATTATCGGAGGCAGTCATAGAAATGGCTAGGGTAGAAGAGCGAGTAGTCTCTGCTTTCAAGAGAATGGATACCATTGTCGAGTACCAAGGTAAGATGGATGACAGGCTTGATGAGATGGAGCGACAGGCTTTAGTCAGAGGCCAGAAGATAGCTTTTGCTGAACGGTTCTTCTGGATGATTTGTACAGGAGCCGTAGGTCTAGCCTTCGTATTTTTGAGGTAATTATGGAAGACACCAAAGTATTAACGGATAAGCAACAACTCTTTCTAGAAGTCCTTATGACGCCTGAGTGCAAGGGCAACATCAGACTAGCGATGAAAGAAGCAGGTTACGCAGATACGACAAGCCTATCGGCTGTTGTAGGACCGTTGCAGAAAGAGATTAACGAGAAGGCATCTATGATGCTTGCTATGAACGCTCCTAAAGCCGCTTGGGGGCTTTCAGACGTTCTAGATAACCCAGAGGCAATGGGAGCCAGAAACTCTATTGCAGCGGCTGCACAGATACTGGATCGAACTGGGCTGGTTAAGAAAGAACAAGTAGAAGTGAATAATACAGGCGGTGCTATGTTTATCCTACCACCGAAGAGCGAAGATTGAGCAAGTGGCCTAACCGCACAAGACCTAACAAGACTGCCAAGATGCCTTATGCTTACATAGCCTCTGAGGACGATCCTCTGGTGCTTGTTCCTGATCAGGATAAGGTGGACCTAGTAGAACAGGCTATGGACTATCTAGAGGAAGGAAATAGCTCTAGGAAGGTCACCGCTTGGTTAGTTAGTAAGACCGGAGATAAGCTTTCCCATCAGGGTCTAAATCTGATCTGGAATAGGTTCAGGGGCAAAGGTACAGAGAACCCCTCTAAGCGTCTAAAAGAGATGGCTAAGACAAGGCGTAAGAACAAACCGAAGACGATAGAAGAAAAGAAATTAGCGATAGCAAAACGTAAGCAGACAGATGCTAAACGTAGACTGACTATGGCTAAGAAAGATCTTAATAAATTATCGCCTGAAGAGCCTACGATTTCTTGCAACCTTGATTTTGATGTGATAGAAAAACAGAAGCAGGAACAGGAAGTCATATTCGCCCCTAATGAGGGTCCACAGACAGAGTTCTTAGCAGCATCCGAAAGAGAAGTTTTATATGGTGGAGCCGCTGGTGGCGGTAAGAGCTACGGCCTACTAGCAGACCCCATGCGTTACTTCTCAAACGCTAATTTTAATGGGCTTATTCTTCGTAGAACTAATGACGAACTTAGAGAGCTTATTTGGAAATCTCAGGAATTATACCCCAGAGCATTTAAAGGAGCTAAGTGGGCTGAGAAGAAGTCACAGTGGACGTTTCCTTCAGGAGCAAAACTTTGGCTTACATACCTTGAAAGAGATCAGGATGTACTCAGATACCAAGGTCAGTCATTTAGTTACATAGCGGTAGACGAACTTACTCAGTATGCCACCCCATTTAGTTGGAATTATTTAAGATCACGGCTTCGTACAACAGACCCTACTCTGCCAGTGTACATGAGAGCAACCACCAATCCTGGAGGTATAGGGATGGGGTGGGTAAAACGAACCTTCATAGACCCTGCCCCACCCAATAAGAAGTTTGTAGCGCAGGATATCGATACAGGGGATGACCTAGTATATCCCGAAGGACATGAGAAAGCAGGAGAGCCATTATTCTACAGGCGCTTTATTCCAGCCAGATTATCCGACAATCCTTACCTTATGGAAGGCGGTCAATATGAAGCTAACCTACTTTCATTACCTGAGATGCAAAGGCGTCAACTTCTTGAAGGCGATTGGGGAATTACGGATGGAGCAGCTTTTCCAGAGTTTAGGCAAAAAGATCACGTCATTGAACCATACGATATTCCGACTGATTGGACCAGATTCAGGTCATGTGATTATGGCTATTCTAGTTTTAGCTCAGTTCATTGGTTTGCTATTGACCCAAATTTCGACACCTTAGTTTGCTACAGAGAATTATATGTAACTAAACATACAGGCCGTGACTTAGCCAGAGCCGTATTAGAGGCCGAAGGCGGTGAAAAAATACAGTATGGAGTTCTAGACTCCAGTTGTTGGCATCAGAGAGGACAGCTAGGTCCATCGATTGCCGAAGAGATGATTTCTCAGGGATGCAGATGGCGTCCTAGTGACAGATCAAACGGAGCAAGGATAGCAGGAAAGAACCGACTGCATGAATTGTTTAAAGTAGATGAGGAAACAGGTCTAGCTGGCATACAATTCTTTAATACATGCCGACAGGTAATAGCGGATTTTCCTATTATACCCACAGACCCCAAGGGCGGTGATGACATTGACCCTCGAACCTCACAGCAAAGACATACCTACGACTCTATCAGGTATGCAGCCATGTCCAGACCGAAGGCATTCAGCCCCTTTGACTTTGGTAATGGCATACCACAACAAAGTTGGCGTCCAGCCGACGCAATATTTGGATATTAAATATGGCCTTGATGGATAAACCTCTACCAGAAGACGTAACTGACTCAGATCTTGCCGTTCCTTTGGACGAAACTGGGGATGTAGAAGCCGAAAATACAGAATACTCTGGTGCAGTAAGCTTTATTAAAGACCAATTTAGACGTTCAGAAGAAGCAAGGCGAGTAGATGAGGAGCGTTGGTTAGATGCTTACCGTAATTATCGTGGCTTATATTCGTCGGAAGTACAATTTACTGAAACTGAGAAGTCCAAAGCATTTATTAAGGTCACTAAAACAAAAGTTCTCGCTGCATACGCCCAAGTAGTAGACGTACTTATGGCTGGGTCTAAGTTTCCTATTGGAATAGAGGCAAGACAGTTTCCTAATAACGTAGCTGACGCTGTTTCTATGGACCCAAACAAGCTTACTGAAGAAAAAGTCAAAGAAGAAGCTGGTGTAGACTACAAAATCTCAAATAATATTGTTCGTCCGGACATTGCCAAGGATCTAGGCATTTATAAAGAGGATTTAACTCAAATACAGGACGATTTAGAGCTTGGCGCAGGTAAAATGCCAGGGTCTATAACCTACGAACCCGCGAAAAGAGCCGCCCAGAAGATGGAAAAGCTCATGCACGACCAATTAGACGAGTCAGAAGCCCCAAAACACCTAAGATCTATGGCTTTTGAGACTTGCCTCTTTGGTAGCGGCTGTATGAAAGGTCCATTCGCCCAAACTAAAGAATATCCGCGCTGGACAGAGGATGGAGACTACGATCCTGTAATGGAAACTATCCCTAAAGTAGAATATGTCTCTATTTGGGATTTCTACCCAGACCCAGATGCCAGAAATATGTCTGAGGCAGAGTTTGCTATACAACGCCATAGAATGAACCGCACTCAGCTTAGATCTCTAAAGAAAAGACCGCATTTTCGTTCAGAATCTATAGAATTAGCTCTAGAATATGGCCCAGACTATACCAGAAGCTACTGGGAAGACGCACTAGAGGACGATGGTGTTTCTCCAGAGATGGAAAGGTACGAAGTTTTAGAATATTGGGGAATTTTAGACACCGATTTAGCTGAAGAAGCCGATATAGATATTCCTAAAGATTTACGCCAAAAAGACGAAATTCAGGTCAATATTTGGATTTGTAACGGTCAAATCCTTAGATTAGTACTAAATCCCTTCACTCCTAACCGAATTCCTTACCTATCAGTTCCTTATGAGTTAAACCCTTATTCCTTCTGGGGTATTGGCGTAGCTGAGAATATGACAGACACCCAATTGCTGATGAATGGCTTCATGCGTATGGCTGTAGATAATGGAGCTTTGTCTGGTAACCTATTGATAGAAATAGATGAAACTAATTTAGTTCCAGGCCAAGATATGAGTATATACCCAGGCAAAATTTTTAGGAGACAGCAAGGCGCACCAGGCCAGAGCATACATTCCCACTCGTTTAAAAACGTCAGCCAAGAGCTATTAATGATGTTTGATAAGAGTAGACAACTAGCAGATGAAGCTACTGGTATTCCATCCTACTCACATGGTTCTGGGGCAGTTGGCGGCGTAGGTCGAACTGCTTCAGGTATGTCTATGCTGATGGGGGCTGCAGCGCAAAATATTAAAGCGGTAGTCCGGAACATCGATGACTACCTACTCAGTCCATTGGGTAAGAGCCTGTTTGCTTTCAATATGCAGTTTAACTTTGACAAAGAATTAGTGGGAGACTTGGACGTTAAAGCTAGAGGTACAGAGAGCCTTATGCGTAATGAAGTTCGTAGCCAACGCCTACTACAGTTCATGCAAATGACAGGCAATGAACAGATGGCTCCTTTCGTGAAATATGACTACATACTCAGAGAACTAGCAGCATCGATGGACTTGGATGAAGACAAGATCCTCAACGATCCTAGAGAAGCCGCTATCCAACAACAAATGATGGCTGAGATAAAAGCCATGATGCCAGATCCACCAGCGCCACCTGCTACAGTCCAAGCACAAGGATCTCCGGCGCAGGGAGTACCTGAAGGCGCACCAGTACCCCAAGCACCTGAACCAGATGCCCAAGGATTTACAGGGGGCGGTGGTGGAGACAATGGCGGTAACCAACCACAACAGCAAGCTGTACCACCTATTCAATAAAAGACCTATTAATGGATAAAGAATTTTACAGAAATCTTTTGATTCTGGTGAACGATAAAGATCAGTTCAACTGTGTAAAAGATTACGCAGAAATAAGAATTAACCTTCTACTTCAACAGCTATCTACAGAGCGAGACATGGACACCATTGTTCGCTTTCAGGGCGCAATAGCAGAGCTAAGACGCTTTAGCACTTTGCGCGAAGAAACTCTCAAAGGGGCTGAATAATGGGGCTACTCCAAGACGTATTTGGTCTTATTAAAGAGCCTACCAACGAAGACAATAAGTCTGAGGAACGTCTGGGAGATAGACGTAGTTTTGGCTATCATGTAGCAGACAATCTGCTTGGCTTTGATGACGCTTACGAAACTAGGGGAGAAAAGTTTGGTAAGGCGGTAGGTCAAGGTATCGAACAGGTTCTTAGTGATCCTGTAGGCACTGGTAAGGCTATAGCAACAGGCGTTTATAATAGTATTGAAAAAGGTATGGCTGGCCCAATGGCTTTCTATACCGGACCTGATTATCAAGAAGATCCTTTTGGTAACCCAGTTGGTACAGAGCAAGAAGTTGTAGACGTAAATAAAGCTCTAAATGAAGCGCAGCAGGATTATTATATGAATGCTTTGGAGCTTACGGCTGGTATAGGCGCAGGTGGTCTAAGTGCCAGTAAAGTTCTTACAAAACCTGATCCAGATGGTGAATACGCTGGTTTATTTTACAACACTCACGCAATAAAGGGCAACTCCCCAGAGAAGGTGGAATATAAAAACGCCCTTGATATGGAGAAAGCTGGGGCTTCTGAAAAAGATATTTGGAAGAAAACTGGATGGACAAAGCTCTTTGGTGAATGGGTAAGAGAAACTGACGATAGTTTAACCTACACAAAAAATATGGAAACTTCAGGGGTCGCTGCCAAGAACTTAGGGGTAGAAGAACCTAAACCTAAAAAACCTTCTCCAATAGTTACAGCCTTTGTAAAAGTACATAAACAAAAGAAGGCTATCCAAGCAAGATATCAAGAAATGTTTCGACAAGAAACAGTGAAACAAAAACAAGGCTTAATCACACAGATAGAGCTTGAGTCAATTGCCAAAGACTTAGAAGCTAAAATGGAGCTAGAATTGGATGCTATTACAGGAACTAAACAAACTATAATTCCAGACCCTGCCCCACAGCCCATACCACAAAGTCCTATTAATAAAAATTTAAAAAAAGAGGGTTTATTAGACGAAGTTTTAGGAAACATACCCCCAGAAACAGAAAAAATATTAAACCACCCTAACAGAGAGTTTTCCGCTTATGGCGGTAGCACTGGTGCAAATGTTTATGCTGAGTCAGGATTAAACACAAGCAGCAACTACTTAGGGGTATATGGACAAGATGGGGGAAAGATAAAAGCATTTAAGGCTACCAAAATTAATTCTGTAAGAAATCCACAAGACAAAGCCGATCTAGCGGAATACCAATCAATACGATCCAAGTATGGGCCAGATGATGCAAGAACTAAAGAAGCTCAAGCTGCTTTAATGGCAAAGCAGGAATGGTCTACTCTCTTACATGAAACCCAGCATTATATAGATGATGTTTTCAGGTCTAAGAGCGGTAGAGGAAGTAACACTTCCAGTGCCAAAGATAGAAAAGCAGCAAAGGCTTGGGCTAAAGACGAATATAAAAAAGAAATGGCTGAGATAAAAGCCAACTATAAAAAAGGCTCTGAAGAATATTTAGATGCTGTTAGAGATTTAGATTTATCACCAGTTGGAAGAGCCAATAAGCCTTCTACAAAAGGTGGATATACCAACTTTCAATATTACACCAGAGATGCTGGAGAAACAAAAGCTAGACTAGTTCAAGCAAGAAGAAATATGTCGGCTGAAGAGCGTAAAAATGAAACGCCTCAAGAAACCTTAAAAAAACTAGGTGGCTACACCCAAGGTGGAAATTATCCAACAACTCCAGATGAAGTTTTCACCTTAGTCAATACCAGAGATTATTATGACATTGGCTACAAACCCTTAAATTAATTGCAAAATTTATTATTTATTTTACTTACTGGCGTGGGAACTCCTTTTATGGATGAAGGCTTTATAAAACCTCAACCAAGACCAGCCCTTCAAGTTGTAAAACCTCAACCTAGACCTGAAGAACCTATCCTTCAGATAGGCTTAGAAGACCTAGAGAAAATCGAAAGAGTTGTCTGGGCAGAGGCTAACACTGAGGGCATTGCAGGTCGTGACGCTGTTAGAGGAGTTATTTTCAACAGATTAGCCTCTGATCGATTTGGTAACGATATAGATTCCGTATTAGTGGCAGGTGAATTTGAACCTATAGACACCTACAAAACAATAGACGCCATTCCAGTACCCGAAGACCAATTACAAGAAGGAATACAAGAACTCGTTGATTATATCCAGCTAGGCAAAGACGGTTCTCAAGGTAGTACTTTTTTTCAAAACAGAGAAAGAACAGAAGCTAGAGGAACTTCCTTTGGCGGCTCCAATCCCTTGGTTATAGGCAAACACACTTTCTATGACGGTTACGAAGGACAAGAGCCAGTTACAGATATTAGAGGCTCTCACAACATTAAGGTAAATATAGAAATGGCAAAAAGTGATTTGAATTTAGCAGACAGCAAAAAAGGTCTTTCAGAAGAAGACAAAAAAATGGCTGAAAACAAAGAACAGGCAGATGTATCTGAAGGAGATACTAATGAAGATGGCTTTCTCAGCAATGCAGAGCGTGAAGTCCAACTAGCATTACAAAATAATGAATTAGTGGATGATGAAGATATACCTGTAAAAATGTATCATGGGGGAATGGCTTGCGGTTGTGAAGGTGATTGTACCGGAGACTGTGGCTTTATGGGATATGATGATGTGTCAGGCAACCCTATTCCTCTAGGTTCTTCTGCAGAAAATGTCAGAGATGATATCGAAGCAAATCTTAGCACTGGGGAGTATGTACTCCCAGCGCATGTAGTAAAATATCATGGCTTAAAGCATATCATGGAAATGCAAGCTGAAGCCGAAATGGGTCTAATGTCTATGAAGATGGATGGCCTTATTCAGAGTGTAGACGTTGAGGGTGTTGTTGAATGCCCAATGTGTCAGGGGAGAGGTTGTGAGCATTGCGAAAACACAGGGTATCATTCGGATAAATCCGGTAGCGAAAGCACTGAGGAAACCGAAGTACAAGCCTCAGACGATACCGAACAAGAAGAAGCCGACGAGGAGGGAGAAACACCCGAAGAGATTCCATCAGAAGAGATGGATGTAGAGGTCGCTACAGTACAAGTAGACGATCAATTAGACGATGAAGAGGATAAAGAATTATCTCCTACATCAAAACCGCTACCAGCAATTATGAAAAAACAGAAATTTGTATTTGCTATTTGATATGGATACCCGACTTGTCGGACCCAGAAAGTTATAAATGGAAAAGAAACAAAAATACTCTCGCGCTCCTGAACCTGAAGATACTACGACATACAGTGAAGAGTTCGCGGCACAACAGCAACCACAAGAACCAGTGGAGCAATTAAATGCTGAAGAAGAATCCTATAAAAAGCGTTATCAAGATATTCAAAGACATATCCAAACAGTGCGTGATCAGGCTGCGCAACAAGTTGCCGACGTTCAAAAACAGCTTGATGCAGCGACTAGGAAGCAAATTAAGTTTCCAAAAACCGATGAAGAAATTGCAGCATGGTCTAAAAAGTATCCTGACGTTGCCCAAATTGTTGATAGCATTGCCCAAAAAAGGGCTAATGAAGCTCTTGAGCTTGGTGAGCAAAGACTCGCAAAAGTAGAACAATTTGAGAAAAGTCTTCATAAGAAATCTGCAGAACAACAGCTTCTAGAAAAGCACCCAGATTTTGCATCCATACGCCAAGATAAACGCTTCCATGATTGGGTAGCCTTACAGCATCCTACTATTCAAGACAGCGTCTATAAGAACAACACAGATGCTTCATGGGCTTCTAGTACAATAGACCTGTACAAAGCTCAAACAGGATATCGTAAAGGAAGTAAATCTGCAGCGCAAAGTGTTGGAAAGACAAACTCTTCTGCCCCAGCGGCTAATCCAAAAGCCACATTCTCTGAGAGTATGGTACAGAAAATGTCTGACAGAGAGTATGAAGCTAACGAAGAAGCTATCCAAGCGGCTATCTCTTCTGGTAAATTCAACTATGATATTTCAGGTGCAGCCCGATAACTGAGGTTGTATATAACAATTAACTATTGTAAATAAAAACATTATATGTTATAATGAACGTATTATTAAATTAAGGCAGAGGACACTTCTTATTTAGAAGTATACCCGAAAGCCAATCCCCCAGATAAATTATTAACAAAGTCTACCAGTATCCATGAGAACCATGCTTGCGTGATACTCTCTGTTGGAACTGACACTGAGTCAAACTTATCTGATTTAGCTACCTCTTCTACTGGCACTCCTTTGAGTGGCACAGTTTCTGTAGTCGAGGTTTATTTAAGCCATTTCATTTAGGAGAATTCACAATGGCATTTCCAGCAGCATCAGGGTATGGATCATTACCCAATGGAACATGGTCCCCAGTAATCTACTCAAAAAAAGTACAGAAAGCTTTACGCAAGAGTTCTGTAATTGACGCAATTACTAACACTGACTACACCAACGAGATCAGCAATTTTGGCGATAGTGTGAAAATTGTCAAAGAACCTGATATAACTATCACGCAGTATGAGAGGGGTACGACACTCGCAACCCAAAATCTCGTTGATAGCGATTTCACTATGGTTGTAGATCAAGCAAACTACTTCCAGTTCGCAGTGGACGATATCGAAGAAGCGCACAGCCATGTGTCCTTCCAAGACCTTGCTTCAGACCGCGCAGGATATAAATTGCGTGACTCATACGATGCAGAAGTTCTTGGTTACATGTCTGGATGGAAGACACCATCCAACTGGGCGCGTAACACTACAACTAACGGTACTAAAGCCAACTCAGGTGCAGGATCTGATGAATTACTTGCAGCAAACAAGTTGGATATCACTGATTTTGGTGGTTCTGATTTAGGCAATGCTGGTGAAGTAACATCTATTCCAATCGCTGCAGGTGGTGGTGCAGGTGGCATCACTTCACCTTTGGCTATAATGAACCGCATTGCCCGACAAATGGATGTGGCAAATGTAGACACTGATGGTAGATGGTTGGTTGTAGACCCTGTCTTCGCAGAAGTATTAATGGACGAGTCAAGCAAGCTCATAAATTCTGACTTCGGTGGGGGTGATGAGATGCGTAATGGTCGTTTGCCAGGTACGATTAGAGGTTTCTCTATCTACAAGTCAAATAATCTTCCATACGAAGGCACAGGCGCTGGCGTGGCACTTTCAACAGGTTCAGAAACTAACTTTTCTGTTCTAGTTGCTGGTCATGCTTCTGCAGCAGCAACTGCAGAGCAGATTGCTAAAACAGAGACTTTCCGTTCACCAACTACATTTGCAGACATTGTTCGCGGAATGCAGTTGTATGGAAGGAAAATACTTCGTCCTGAAGCTCTTTTCACAGCAAACTATAACTTAGCATAATACCTAAGTCAATAAAAGGGGCTGGTTTTATACTGGCCCCTTGTCACTATTTTAGGATAACGCTAAATGCCCTCTACCTACATAGATTTATGCAATAGGGTTCTTCGGAGATTAAACGAAGTTGAAATACCTGCTTCGGACTTTGATACTACTAGAGGAATACAAACTCTAGTTAAAGATGCCGTAAAATCTGCAATTGCAAAAATTAATCAGGCTGAGTTTGAGTGGCCTTTTAATGCAGCGGAATTTACGCAAGTCCTAACACAAGGTCAAACCGAATACACTTGGCCTACAGCATTTAAGAAAGTCGATTGGAATAGCTTTCAAGTATTAGAAAATTCAAGTTTAGGTGCAGCATATAAATCTCTTACTTTTATGGAGAGAGATGAGTGGTACGCTAAACATAGGGATGCTGACTACACTGCAGGGAGCGCAGGTAGAAGTATTCCTGACAATGCATTTCCATCTCATGGAAATGGTTTTGGAGTAACCCCCTCGCCTAACAAAGCTTATAGCGTCCGGTTTAGATATTACTTAAACTATACCGACTTAACTGCAGCTACAGACGTAACAAGAATACCTGAAAGTTTTGATACTGTTCTGATCGACGGTGCTTTGTACTACCTTTATATGTTTAAGGATAATATGGAAGCAGCCAATGCCACCTATCAAGCCTTCATGTTAGGGATCAAAGACCTACAGACACTGTATATCAACAACTTTGAATATATTAGGGATACAAGGGTAGCCTTCTAATGGCAGATGAAATTGAGTCCTTTAAGCTGATATGTAGGGGCGGTCTTAACAGTAATGAAAATCACCTTGATTTATCAGACAATAGACCTGGATCTGCTACTAGATTAGTTAACTATGAACCTAGCCTCTACGGAGGCTATAGACGTATAGAGGGCTACGATTATCTAGGTGGACTGAATACAACCGTTGGCGGCTCCAATGCCGAAGGTAAAGTACTTGGTCTAGCAATATACAAGAATGAACATATAGGAAATCCTTACATTATAGCTGCGCGTAAGGATGTTGGGGCAAATACTTACAAATTTTATAAGTTCATTGATAACTCAGGTTGGCAGGTTATTTCTGGATCACCAACTAGAAATTATGTGTCGAGCAGTTTAACCGTAGACAAATTACGCCATGTACAATTTGATTGGGGCAGCGGTTCTACAATCTGCTTTGTAGATGGGGTAAACCCTGCAGTCGTATTTAATGGAACTACTTGGTACACCTTACTACAAAGTAATAATGGCGGCACTAGTTCTCCAGGTGGTGATCAATTAGTAGACGCACCTTCAATTGTTGCAGAATATCAAAATCATCTATGGGTTGGTGGGGATTTAACTTCTCGCTCTACGTTGAGACACTCTGCAGCTAATGATCCATATAATTGGACTAATGGTGCAGGTGGCGGCACACAAGTACCTGCCTTTAATATACAACAAATAAAACCATTTAGAGATGATCTTTTTATATTTGGTTTAAATTCAATAAAAAAGATTGTTACTAACAAAAACTCCTCTGGTGGTATTAGTTTTACCATAGATCAGGTAACCAATAACGTAGGATGTATTGCTAGGGATAGCGTAGTTGAAATTGCAGGAGATTTACTTTTCTTAGCACCTGATGGTTTTAGACCTGTTTCCTCAACCTCAAAAATTGGAGATGTTGAATTAGAGACTGTAAGTAAGGCAATCCAAGTTACTCTCGTAAACGCAATTAAAAACTTTTCTACAGATACAGTAAATTCCGTAGTTATACGAAATAAATCCCAAGTAAGATTTTTTGTAGGAGATAACTCTGAAGAAGCAATTAATAGTTATGGTATTATTGGCGGTCTGTATGACAGTAGCGGCTCCATTGAGTGGTCTTTCGGTGAATTGAATGGGATCAGAGCCTCATGTACAGCATCTGGCTATATAGGTACTACTGAATATACCTTACATGGCGATTATGATGGAAAAGTTTATCGGCAAGAGGTTGGAAATAGTTTCGCAGGTACAGATATTACTGCAGTATATGCAACACCTTACTTAGATTTTGGTGATACAGAAGTCCGAAAAACACTGAGAAAAGTAAACACTTTTGTAAGAGCAGAAGGTCCAGCCGAATTTTTCTTACACTTAGATTATGATTGGGGCGATTATAATGTGAGTAGGCCACTGGAGTACAAGGAAGACTCTAAAGGCGGTCCAGTTAGATATAACGAATTAGATTTAGACTATGGAGATGCAGATGCTCTCTATGGCGGTAACTCAAAACCAATTCTTACAGCGGATGTACAGGGATCGGGTTTTGCAACAAGGGCAACTTATGTGACGATTGGGCAATCCAAGCCCTACTCCATACAAGGTATTGTCTTTGAATTTTCAATTTCAGGGAGAAGGTAGGACATGGCAGGATATACACGCCAAGCAAGTAGTCAGATTATTAACGGTGCTGACATTACGGCCCCACCACTTACGTCTGAATTTAATCAAATACAAACAGCATTCGGCACTGGCGGTCACAGCCATGACGGTACTGCAGGAAATGCTCCTAAGATTAATCTAGCCACCTCAGTCTCTGGGTACTTGCAAGCAGTAAATGGCGGCATGGGCGGTAAAAATAATGTTACTGCTACTTCCAACCCAACAATTACCGACGATACAGGCCAAGGCTATGCTGTAGGTTCTATTTGGATCAACACTTCTACCAAAAGATCTTTTCTTTGCCTTAGTAATTCTTCTAGTGCGGCTGCTTGGCATGAGATTGTAGCTGTAAATGGTACTAGTGATATTATACCTGAAGGTGCTAATGTAGACTTAGGAACTACCGCTAATAAATTTAAAGACTTGGTGCTTTCAGGTAATGCAACCATTGGAGCTAATTCTACTATTGGCGGCACTTTAGATGTTACTAATACTACCACACTTTCAACCGCTGAAATTGTAACCCTCAACGTCAGCGGAGTGACTTCTCTGAACGGCGATACTGTAATCGGTAATGCTACTTCTGATACTGTTACTATGACTGCAAGAGTTGCATCCGACATCGTTCCTTCGACTGATGGCACAAGGGATATTGGTAGCTCAACACTAGAATTTCGGGATCTGTTTTTAGATGGTACAGCAAAAGTTGATACGCTTACCGTTGATGAAAATGCTGCAGTGGCAGGAAATCTAGCAGTAACTGGAAATACAACTGTTACAGGTAACGCTACTGTTAATGGTTCAACCACAATCGGGGATGCTAATACAGATACTGTCTCAGTAAATGCTCGACTAAATACAAACCTTGTTCCAGAGACTACAGGCTTTCGAGATTTGGGAACTTCCAGTTTAGAATTTAAGGATTTATTTCTAGATGGAACGGCTCATGTAGATACTCTGGACGTTGATGAGAATGCTGCAGTAGCAGGTAACTTAACCGTTGGAAACAATACTACTGTCACTGGAAATACTACAGTAAATGGAGTTTCCACATTTAATGGCAATACGGTAATAGGTAATGCTTCTAGTGATACCGTTACAGTAACTGCACAAGTAAATTCCAACATTGTACCTTCAACGGACGGTTCCAGAGACTTAGGCACATCTTCATTAGAATTTCGGGATTTATTTCTGGATGGGACAGCCCACATCGATACACTTGATGTCGATGAGAATGCTACAATTACAGGCACATTGGGTGTAACAAATAACACTACTTTAACTGGTACTCTAACTACTGGTGCGATTACTGGTACATCTGCCACCTTCTCAAGTAATGTTGGAGTTACAGGTACATCAACATTAGCTACTGTTGATATTGCCAGTGGAGCAATCGATGGCACAACAATCGGAGCAACAAGTCACACCACTGGTAAGTTCACTACTCTGGAGACAACAAACCAAGCAACGCTTGCCACAGTTAACGTAGACGGTGGTACGATTGATGGAACAACTGTTGGTGCAACCACAGCTAGTTCAGGAGCGTTCACAACACTTGCTTCAAGCAGTGGAATAACTGGCAATGTCACAGGTAATTTGACAGG